TTGCTCGACGGTTTGGTCGGTCACGGTCTGCCGGTCTGATGCGGCGCGGTCGGTCGTTGTCCGCTCGATGTAACGCTGGATAAACTCAACGGCTTGCCGGGTTTGCTCGACGGTTTGGTCGGTGACGTTTTGGCTGTTGGTCGCCGACCTGAAAAATCCGCTTATTTTGCGCGATACTTGCGGCAGCGACGACGGCGCGCCGTCACCACGATTGAGCTTTTCGTAAAATATGCGGCCGTGCTGTTGGACTAACTCGGGCGGCACGTAGTATTCGCCATTGGAGACCCGGACCGGCCGGGTATTGTCGCCAGGGCCGCCGATTAAGGTATCCAGCACAGGGCGGCCGATTTGTTCGACCGCCGCCGCTTTCAGCACGAATCCGCCTGTTGCCAGATACGCCAATATGCTGTCGGAGGTGCCGGTGCCTGGGCCGTGGATAAGGCCTCCGGCAGCGAAGGCCGGGATGATGCCGCCGTCTTTACGGGCCAGTATAAACCCGTCTAATGCACTGCCTATACTGGTGTTAGACGTATTGATGCCGTCAACCGTACTGCTGCCCACATCGCCAACAGAACCCAGCGCAGCGCCGGCTAATTTAAACACGCCGCCTAATAATTGCTTCGCGAGTTCTTGCGCAGCAATTTGCTGCATCGCCTGCACAACTGCTAAGCCCATATTGGCAAAGGCTTGTCCGGCAGTCTCGGCACCACTTGCCATTTTGATTAAGCTATCTGCCATCGAGTCGACAAAAGCGGTTTGTCCGGCATTGATAAATTTTTGACTCAGACTAGGCAGTGTGAGCCTTAATTGGCCAGCGGCGTTTTTGGTTTCTAAGGCTTTGATCTTCAGTTCGTCCAAGCCGTTGCTATCGCCCAGCACCTGAAGTTTTTCGGCCATTTTGTCCAGTTCGTCCGCCGATTGTTGGTACAGATCGTTGAGTTCTTGCTGGGCTTGCAGTTGGCCGATGCTGCCGGATTGGTGCAGGATATTGATCTGCGTTTCCCTGGCGGATGTTCGGCTGCGCACATTGGCAATATTGTTGTCGATGATATTCACTTGCTCGCCGGCGGTCAGGCGGCTGATGTATTGATCGGCCAGCTCACCTTGACCACCTTTGCGCAGTTTGTCGATTGCATCGGCGTTTTCTATTTCTATTTTGGCTTTGATTTTAAGCGGGTCTTTTTCAGTTTCGCCATTGAGTTCGGCGATTTTGAGCTTGATCTGAGCAACCAGTTGATCGAGTTCGCTTTGTTCCTTTTCGTAATCGATAAGATTACTTGGTTCAATTCGGCCTAATTGGTTTTGGTATTCATCCAAGTCGGTTTGCAACGCGGTTTTTTTAGCCTCAAAATCAGCGGCGAGGCGCGGTAGTTGTTCCTGCTTAGCGGCGGCAACGGCTTCTTGCTGTTGCCTGTCGAGTTCGGTAATTTTTTCTTTAACCGCCGTGATGTTGGCTTGCGCCAGTTTGGTTTGCTCAATACTAAGTTCGGTGTAGTAGTCCTTTAAGCCGATTTTGCTTTGCTCTTTTAATTGCTTGAGTTCTTCAATCCGTGCATTGGCTTCGTTTTGCGTGGTTTTAAGGCGCGTATCGATGGCGCTGGCGGTGCGGATGGTGACCGCTTCAAGTTTACTGGCGGCCAGTTGCTCGTATTGTTTGTAACCGGCGACCAGGCCGTTATCGGCGGCGTTTTTTTGCAGCTTGTCCAGTTCGGTTAGGACTTTGACGACGTATTGCTGGGTTTCGGCAATGTTGGGTATGCGCGGTTCGTGCGGCGGGATGTACTCGCCTTTTTTGGTGGTGTAGCCGCCGGACACGCGGCCTTCGCCGGCGTTGTAGGCGGCCAGCGCCAGGTTGAGGTTGCCATCGTATTTGTCCAACAGTTCGCGCATCATTTTTCCTGCGCCCTCGATGCTTTGCACGGGGTTGGCGCGATCGGTGACGCCGTAGCGCCTGGCGGTATCCGGCATAAACTGCATTAAGCCCACAGCGCCGACCGGTGACACTAAGTCGGTTTTGTAGCTGCCGCCGGTCTCGACGCCGGCGATGGCCTTGAGCAGGTTTTCTTCCAGGCGGTATTGCTGTTCGGATTTAGTGAAGGTTTGCTCGATGAGTTTTTTTTGTTCGGTTGCGGCTGTTTGTTGTTGGTTTTTGGTTTCTAAAGTGTTGATTTGTTGTACTGTATTTTCGCGCAGGGTGCCAAGATCGACTAGCCTGTCCTGGGCCGATTGCGGCATGTAGCCCAACAGTGCCCGCAGTTTATTGGCTTTCTCGCTTTGCGCAATTTTTGCGTCGATGACGGCAAGTTCGGTTTTCAACCGTGCCAATTCGTCAGATGGCAATCCAGTTTTAACGTAATTTAGCGCAAGCAATATTTTGTTGAGATCATCGCCCGCTTTAGCGGCGTCCTCAAGACTTTGCGCCAAGGCGTTAATTCCGGTCACGGCATCAATCCCTATACGCACTTTTAGGCCATCTAAGCGTACTGATAGCGTGTCGAGTTGATCGTTAAACTCCCCAGCTTGCTTGGCGCTCTCTTCAGTAACTCCCGTTAGTTTTTTTCCGTCTTCGATTTGTTGCCGAATGGCGGCACCGCCTTGCAGTAAAAACGGCGCCATTTCGGCATAGTTCTTACCCAAGGCTTTAGCGCCTAGCGCGGCGCGATCTTGGGCGTTTTCAGTTTTTGAAAATACGTCGGCCAATTGATAAAACGCCTCAATCGGGTCATCTGCGGTAATGCCAAGTTTGGCAAATTCGTCCCGGTTGTTGGCGATGTTGATGCTGAGTTTGTTAACTGATCCTGAGAAATAGTCTAAATCGGTATCGGCCAACTTTAATCCGTATTTCAATCCCGCCAGCGTTTCAATCGCTACGCCAGTACGGTCTGACATATCGTTGAGCGCATCGGCGGCATCGATCCCGGATTTAATGTAGCTGGCGATGCCTGCGACTGATGCGCCCGCGCCGATGGCACCCAATGCTTGGTTGACAAAGCCGGATATTTTGCTCGTGTGCTGCTGGAACCGGTCCAGCTGGCCTTGCATGCCTTGCACCGCGGTGGTAAACCTTGCGACGTTGGCGACAAAGTCGATAGTGATGCTACTCATGAGGCATTAAACTCATTGATTAATTGTTGGCTTTCCGCTTTAATTGCATCTAACGTGACCGATAAGGCGGCATCTTGGTTGGCCTCAAAGGTGCGGCTGATGAAGTGCTTGCCTGCGATTTGCTTATTGCCGCGCTGCGGGTTTTGCCGCCAGCCTTGATCTTGAAAAACGCCGTAATACGCGCCTTTTGGGTCGTCGCTTTTTTTGCCTTTTTTGATTGATATATATAGACCGAGTTTGCCGTTAACTCGTTTGCGATTTTTTTTAGACAACCTAACCGTGATCGATTTTCTTAACCGTCCGGTTTTTTTCGGCGCTGCTTCTCTAACTTGTTTGAGCATGTACCGCGCACCGGCGCGCAGTCCTCGAATGACGGCTTTATCGGCCATTTTTTGATCGAGTTCGCGCAAGCGCTTTTGGGTATCGGTCAGGCCGTGTAGGGATATGGCTTGCTCAGTCATCGTTGATATACTCCATGAAACTGTCTTTATCGGCCCACATGCCGATACGCGTGCTGTAGGCGTCGTTTTTGAGTTGCATTTGTTGCCCGTTGTGGATGGCATCCAGATAACGCCGGCATTGGCTGATGTTGAGTAGCTCTGGCACTAGACCGGATCGGCGTAGTTTAAGGAAGATGTCGGGCCAATCGGTTGTATCTTCGTTTTGCGGATGATCTGCAAAAAAAAATCGCCGTTAAATTGGATGACCGCAAAAAATAACTGGAAAAATTCGGTTAGCGGCAGTTCTATGTCGGGTAGGCTTAAATCCGTCATCAGGGCAATGAGTTGTTTCATTATTGCGATGTGCTCACCCTCCAAATCAATCGCATAGTCTTCGCTACCCCATTGGATAGCCGATCCGGTAAACAGCGTTAACGCGAGTTCGCGCGCAGTCGGCAATTGTCCGATAGTGAGTTTTTTGATCGTCACGGGCTTCCCGCCGATAGTGACGGTATCCGGTTGCGCGATGATTTCTGCTAATTCCTTCATATCGTTATTAATTAATGACTAGTTAAATGACACAAAAAAACCCGCCGTAGCGGGTTTGGTTTTGCGGTGTTCATCGCTCTTTAGATGTACTCGATCTTTCCGTATTGACCCATCACGTCGTCACTAGGTCGTGTCGGGTCGGACAGCAATTCCGCTTTTAACGGCGTTTTCACCCAATCTTTGTCAAAAAAATCGACCGCACTGGCATCGAACGATACCCGATATAGTGTTATGATCACGGCTTGACCGCTGCGCACGTTTTGACCAACGACGCGTATTTGTTTTTCGATTTGGTTGCTGGCTAAGATGCCGACGGTTTTGGTATTGCCGCGCGTTGCGTAGACTTGCAGCGGGAAGGTAATGCCGGATACTGCTTTAATCGCGGTTAAATCAGTGATTTTTATTAATCCGGCTTTGGTATCGATACTGTAATAGTCATCGCTGATGACTTTCGGCGTCGCTGAGGAGTCTTTAACGCTATAGTCGCTGATGTTGACATGCGATAGCGCATACTCTGCGTTGTTTTTTAATGGATTGGGCAAGCTATCGATGAATGCGCCGACATCAAATGACGCGACTAAGGGGTAGGTGATACCCGGTAAGTTAACGCCGTGACTGGCGGTATTCGTTAGTTTAATCGCGCCTATCAATGGGTATAAAATGTAATCCGTGCCTGCAGTTAATGTTTTTGGCGTTGTTGAACTGTCGGTTAATTCAAATGAGGTGCTGTCAATTAGTTCATATGGCACCATGACATAGCCGTCATCAGATATTTCGCGGACAAATTTATATCTTATGCCAGCTTCTAACGCGACTGTGCTTTCTAATGTTGACCATTTTTTGGTAGTGGTGTTTTTGTTGCCCAAATAGGCTTCCGCGACGCTTTCAGGGCCGATGACGGTGGAGACGCCCATTAGGTTTAGCGCCAAATTTTCCGGCTTAGATTCGTCGCAGGTCATTTCTATGGTGCCGCCGGTCACGCGCGACCAGCTATCAAATGTGGTGTCGTTGCCGGTATGGTATTCCGGCAGCTTGGTACGTTCAACGGCCGGAGTAAAAATAAATTTGCTGACGACGCCTAGCCAGGACATTGGGTTAGCGATATTGCTGTCGCCGCTGTCGATTTGGTCGTCTGTGTAAGGTTGGACGGATCCGGTATAGATTTTGCCTCTGAATGTTAATGCATTTGACATAGTGGTTACTCGTTATGGGTGGTGGTTTCAGGGTTGGGTTGGTCGTTGGATTCGGGTACAAAATCCGGTTGGTTTTGCCCTTTACCAAATTTTATTAACCAGTTTGCTGTGTTATCACTAACTTGCAGTAGGGTGCCTATCGCTATGAGTTCGCCTCGATAGCGTAAGTTTTCTACGATTATTTTTATTGGGTTCATTCCGGATTTTGCTCCTCTGTGTAATACATGACGTAATAGGTCAAGGTCATGACGTTGATTTTCGGGTCATCTTCGGCGACGCTAAATTCGCTATTGATCAGGATTAAGTCGGCGATGCCAATGGTGCCGTCGTTGCTCAGCGTTTGTTCGATGTTGACAGCCCACTCGTCCATGTCGTCTTCGATTTTTTCCGCGTCTTGATCGCATCTTAACCAGACGTTGACCGCCAAGGTTAAATGCCGGGTTTGCGAGCGCGGCTGGATTGGGTATTCGTGACCGGGCGCGATGTCGATGGTTTCTTCTTCGGCGTAGAGCGTGACGGCAGGCCATACGTTGCGCGTGGGCGGCGTGCGTTGGTTCCACACGCCGCCGACATTTAGCGTTTGCAGTTGGGCTTTTATCGCATTGATGATAGTCCGGCGTTTGTGCATCAGAAACACTCCCGCATGTCGATATAGCCGCTAATCAGCTCTTTGGCGGCGTTGGGGATCGTGAACGGGCGTATCACGCCCTCGATGCTGGACTGGAATACCTCCCACTGGCCGACAATAAACATGATGGCCTCTTTTATTGCCTGTGGTACGGCATCGTCGGCGTCACCGAATCCGGCGACATATTCAATTTTGACAGCACCGAATGACTCGCGCACGCCAGGCCAGGTCATCTGATACGCCGGCATCAGATAGCCGGTCGGCGTATCCACTTGGTATTGATCCGGGTTGAGTGTTTGCGGTTGCCCGTCGGTATCGATATAGGTCACGCTGGTGACGCTTTGCAGCGGTATTTTTAGCGGTATTAAACACGCCGGGAACCGCGTATCGGTCGCCTGGATCGTTTGTGTGATTAATGCCAGTCCGTTTTGCTGTTCTACCCATTGCCGAGCGGCTATAATACGGCCCGTGATGACGGCATTGCGGGTCGTATCGGTGGCTTGGATAATACCGAGATGCAGGCGCATTTTATCGAGGCTGACCGGCTCGACCGCGGGCGGCGCAATGACAATATTTTTCATTAACGCTTATTACACCGGTGGATTGGCGGTGGGGGCAATGCAAGGACGCCCTAAGATAGCCACCGCGCTGATTAATGCGGCGCTGGCATTGGCGGCCGGGGTGATGGTGAGGCGGGTGTAACGTTTAAAGCCTTTGTAACCGAGTTTTAACACCTTGTCGTCATCGGCATAGGTGAAACTCGCCAGCGCCTCGGTGCCTAACAATTGCGCGTCGGCGACGGCGGCGGCATCGGATAGGTTGGCGGCGTCGCCTTCTTCCAGCAACGCGGTAAAGGTGGCGTCGGCGTCGGCCAGCGAGCCGGTGGCTATGATGTATTCGAGCGACTCATAGCCCTGGATGTCGATAATTTGGCCAACCTGAGCCGTGTTGTCGGCCACGGACACCGGTGAAATCACACGCTTGATATTGATGTTATTGTGTAAATCTTCGATTGCCATTGTTTTTGCCTTAATTTAGGGTATAAAAAAGCCCGTTGATACGGGCTTTCGGGCTTTCGCCTAAAGGATAAAATTTACCGGTTAGCTGGCGGCGAATTTCATTAACTTAATCGCTTCAAAATGCTTGATGCCGCCGCCGACGCGCTTGCGGAAATTGAACTTTGTGGTGCCTTTTTCGGTAATGTTATCGCGGATTAAGGTAATGCCGGTACGGTCAACAATACGGTAAGCGCGCTGGAAATTGGCGTAGGCTATGGAATAGCTGTTGGCGGCGATGTCGGGCATGTTGTCGTCGATTTCAACCGGCACGCCCAGCACATAGCCTCGGAATGCTCCGGTAGCGTCTGGATTGAACAGGTAGTAATTGCCTGTACCATCCTTCATTTGCCGGATTCTGCCTAACGTGCCATCGTTCATCAGCAGCACCGCGCCGTTGCGGTAGGTTTGGCGCAGGCTGTGCAGCAGGTTGATGATTTTGTCGCCGTCCGAGAAATCTCCTGCCGCGCCGGATGGGATATAGCCGATTTTTCCCCAGGCATAACTGGCGTTGGCGACGTTGGTATAACTTAAAAATCCGCGCGGCTTTTTAACGCCGTCGCCAGTAACGAATGCCGCGCCCTCGCCCTCGCCGAAACCGATACCGGCATCGGTAACCAGGTCGGTGTAGACGTCGAAATCGGCATCGTCCATCGCTGAGTTGTAAACCCAAGGCTCAATCTCCATTTCTTCGGCGGCGATTTCGATTTGCGCGTACTTGGCGTTGGCAGTTTCGCCGCCGGCCTCGCCCTCGCCGACCCAACGGGCTGCCGTGCCACTTGTTTTGACACGGAATTTTAACGATTCTTTGCCGATGGTGCGGACATCGGCAAGGCTTCTGACGATGGACATTTTTGACGCCACGCGGTCGATCATGGTGTCCATTTCGTCGTCGATCAAATAACCGCCGTCGACGTCACTGCCGCGTTGGAAGGCTTTTTTCTCCAACTCTTGCAGGTTGGCCGCGCCGCCTTTGCGCAGGAATTCGCGGAATGCGGTTTTGTGTTCTTGTTTTTCCGGTGATAGTTCGTTGCCGTCGCCGCCGATATTTGGACGGTTGGATTTTTTCATCAGGTCGGTAATTTCTTTTCCGAGCTTGGTTAAATCCTCGTTGATTTTATCGACTTTTTCGACGGTATCAGCCGGTGCGTAGCCCTTTTTTTCCACGGCTTCCAGGCGTTCGTCGTTGGTTTTTTTGAACGCCTCGAACGCTTCACCTTGCTTTTGCAGTAGCTCCTGGATTTGCTTGAATTCGACATCCCCGATGCCAGCGGCCATCAAACCGCCATAGGCCAAATCCTGATGTTGGATATATTCGAACGCATATAGCAGCGCCGACCCGATAACCAGGATTGCTATTGTCAGCAATACGGTTTTATCGCGATGTGTTAATTGCATGATCGCCCTCTTTAGTTATTTAAAATTTTGGTGTTGCACTCGATGGAGGCTAACAGTTGTTTTAGCGCTTGATCGCCAGCGTCTTGCTTGGCAATTAAGCTTTTAAAGCCGTCATTTAGGATAATTCTGGCTTCTTTTCTCGTAAACCCAGCGTCTTGCATGAGTCGTTCAAAGTCTCTTTCGGTGTATTCGGCGGCGGATTTAACGCCGGTGACACGGGCTTTGTCGTTGGCCGGGAACGTGACCAGGCTAATTTCGAGCAGCTCAATTTGTTTTATCAGGCGGTCAAAATTATCGTTCTTGCCTCCGTAGGCTACGTCTAATGCGTAATAGCCTATAGATAGGCCGGTAATGGCGGGCCTTGGCTCCATTTTGACGAGCTGGTAGCATTCAATGCCGTTTTGGGTATCAGCAAAGCGGCCGGTGAGCTTTAGGCCAATGTCATCTTCGGCCATATCCGTCCAGATACCGACCGGCGTCATGTCGTTGTTGCCGACTCCCCAGCCGCCGTGTTGTAGCAGCATGACCGGCCATTGCTGGACACCTGATTTGACGGCGTTGACATAGGCCGTGAAGGCGCTTTTTTGTATCACATCGCCGTAAGCATCGACGTTGTCGAATACCGCACCGTAGCCGGTAAATTCCATGACGCCAGTATCACTAGACGGCGCGAGTTTGAGTTCTTTTAGCTTAATTTGCAGGTGCTTTGGGCGCATTGCTGACACTCTCTGTGGGTATTGCGTTGGGGTCCGCCATATTGAGCGGGACACGGTACTGTTCGCCGCCGTCGTAGGGGTTCATATCTTCCAGGTCGCGTATTTCATTGGGGTTGATCGCGCCTATTCCGTACATTTTGGTATAGAAATTAGCCCGGCTTTCGCTCGTCATCACCATATAGGCGTTGCGATTGAAGCGGACGTAATAACCTTGGCGGCGTTCGTCATCGGTTAATAGGTTGCAGTCCGCCGATTGCTCTATGCGCTCGAACCACGGCCCCATTGTCTGCACTCGATGGGCTATAAACATTTGCTCGGCGCTGGCGTACGTGGTGGTTTTGTCGCTATGTCCGACCATGATCGGCATCACCTTGAATGCCCGGCAAACCTCTTCTACCTGGAATCGGCGTGTCTCCAAAAATTGCGCCTGATCGTTTTGTTGCGCCATCGGCGTCCATTTCATGCCACCCCATAGCACGGCGGTTTTGTAGGCGTTATCTAATCCTGATTGCCGGGCGTCCCAACTGGTCTTAAGTTCTTTGCGCTGGTCTGACGTTAGGTTTTGATCTGTGGATAATAGGCCGCCCACGGTCGAGCCGTTGCTGAACATACGAGAGCCATGCTCTTCGAGCGCCAAGGCAAGGCCGACGGATTCGCGCATGAGCCGGATGCCGTCGAGTCCATGCCAGCCGTTCCAGGATGGGCCTCGGATGTGCCAGATGTCGCCGTTGCCGAGGTTTTTTTGGCTGCCGTCTTGGAGCGTTACCAGATAATCGGTTTCAAATCCTCGCCGTTTTGGCGTGACAAGATGCGGTTCTAGTGGCAACAATTCGGCAATCTGGCCGCGCACGCGGTTGATCCAGATGTAGGCATTGTTGGTCAGTACCAGGTGTAGGCCTATTTGCTCGCGGAATTCGAAGCTGGTTTGCCAGTCGTTGGGCTTGGTTTTGATGAGGTCGGATAGCGGATGATCGGCCGCCTCGCTCTTCGTGCCGTCTTTTTCGCGCTTGTAGAGCTTGACGGGTATTTGCGCCAAATCTTCGGTAATTACCCGCGCACAGGCTTGCGCGGCGGACAGTTGCAATAAGGTTTTGGTGTTGACTGTGAGTCCGGCTTTCGATTTTGCCTGACCGAGTATGTATTGCCACGTCTCGTCTATGGTGATCACGGCGCTTTTTTGTTCATGCCGTTTTCTAAAATGCTTGAATAATCCCATTACCAGAACTCGCAGCCAGGGTCTTGTTGTTCGGTTATTTCTGTCATCATGGCACGACCTATCGCCATGATGACGGCGACAGCGGGGTCTATTTTTTCGCTGGATTTGGCCTTTGATGGCTTGACGTTGCCGGCCGGGTCTTGCTCGGCGACGACGTTTGACATTGTCCAGTTCAGCACCGGATCGTTTTGGTGCTGTATTTGTCCGGATAAATACCGCCGCTCAAGCTCTTTCATGGGGGCGTTCATGCTGACATAGCCCTGCCCGAATCCGACCATGATTAAGCCAAGATCGGTTAAATCGTTGACCAGTTGGGAGCTGTTCCAGCGGTCGAAAGCCACTTCTTTTATTTTTTCGCCGAATTTGTTTTTCAGGGATACGATGTCGGCCTTGATCCATTCGTAATCAATGATGTTACCGGGTGTGAGCGTCAGCCAGCCGTCGGCTGCCCATCTCGTAAACGGGACAATGGTTTTTCGGATGTTGCGATGGACGTTTTCCTCGGGCAGGTAGTGCTTTCCGAAGACTCGCCAATTGCCGTCGGCCATGACGGCGATACCGCCGACGCTGGCGATGTCTGATACGGTAGATAAGTCAATCCCGAGGTAAATCTCTACGGCATCGGCTAACCAGCATGTGAAATCATGGTCTTTGTTTTTGTCCAGGATAAATGTGCTGCATTGTTTCCACATCTCGACGTTGCACCAGAGGTTAGCGCCGGTTGTCCAGACGTTGAGATGTTTGGTTAGGAAATTTGTCAATGCGGTCGGCATGACGGCGGCCTGCTTGGACTGGTCTCGCAGATAGTCGATGTCGACCGATATGCCTAGATTTGGATTGGCTTTTATCCAGTTTTCCTCGTTTTTCCAGCCCTCGTTTTTCAGGTCTTCGTCATCCAGGGTGTAGATGATTCCGAAAAAGCTGTCGTCGTCGATAATGCCTTGCAACACCTTGATTGCGTAGTCTCGTATTTCATAACAGATGCCGTTTTTGTTGAATCCTGCCGTCGTGATCGCCCATATAAGAGGTTGCGAACGCGCACCAAGGGCTGATCGCAGTACATCCCAGACTTCGCTGGTTTTATGCGCGTGCAGCTCGTCGACTAAAGCGAAGTGCGGGTTAAGTCCGTCCATTGTTTGGCCGTCGGCGCTTAGCGGGACGAATTTTCCGAAGTTTTTTGCATTGATGATCCGATGCTTTTGGTCGTCAAGACGATTTCTTAATGCCCCCGATTGCTTAACCATTGCGCCAGCAGAGTCGAATAAAATACGCGCCTGCTCTGCCTTGGTCGCGGCGGCGTAGATTTCCGGCCCACCTTCGTTGTCCTTAGTTAATCCGTATAAGCCAATGCCAGCTAATTTGGTTGTCTTGGCGTTCTTGCGCGCTATTTCCTCGTATACGGTGCGGTATCGGCGGCGCTCGCTGTCTTGGTATTTCCACCCGAACACGCAAGCAATGATCCAGCATTGCCAGGGTTCCAGTTCGATGACCTGTCCGGCCAGATCGCCTTTAGAGTGCTTGAGATAATCGAACGTTTTCAGCACCCGATAGGCCGATTCCTCGCAAAAAACAAGCCCACGATGGTGGGCTTGTTTGAGATCGGTTTCGTGGCGCTGGATGGCTAGTTTAACCAGGTTTCCGGTGATTATTTTGCCGTTTAGCACGTCGCGCCCATATTGAGCGGCTTTTTCTAGTGGATCAGTCCCCACGTATCTCTTTAATTTTACTATTAATCATTGCTTGTACGACTGTTTGTGCACTATCAGATACCGATCCGTCCTTATTAATGATCCCAAGATACAAGGATTTTTCTATTAATTCTGATACCTGGCCTCTTGATAATCCCATTACTTGAGTTATTTTCCTAGGAGACCAGCGACATGTAGCACCATCTAATATAGGGTCACTTTCAGTCGTATCCATACGCATCCAAGCGATAATTAGTCTAGCCATGACATCATCGATGAACATGACATAATCAATTTGATTTAGCGCTGCCATCAGACCATAACGATTCGAGTTTTTGTATTTTTATTTTTAGTCGCTCAATTTCTTGTAAGGGCGGCTTATAATGTTGAGACCCTTTAGGATTAACTGATATGGCCTTAATCGCATTGAGATGTTTTTTTGCCGATATACACAATTCACGCGATTGCTGTTCTTTTGTCGGACCAGGCATTACGCTGTCTCCGCATTTTATGGGCTATTTTTTTAATTTGGGCTTGTCTTAGGTACCCATTAACAAAATGGGCTGGATGTTGTTCTTCTATATCTAGCTCTTTGACATATTTGTTAATATCAAAATTACGACTGAATAGTTTTAATGCGCCTTCAGCATTCAGCTTTTTTAATTTTGGCGAGTGGATGATTGCTTTAATGGCATCGTCATCATCTAGTGTAGCCCTCTCTGCAATAACCGACTGCAAATGAGTCCACGGTGTCTCCAACGTAAAACTATGCACAACCCTCAGATTAGGGCGCTCTATTACCACTTCGGTACGCCGTTTTGACCAATCTGGATACAGCGTTACAGGCTCCCACTGCATCGGTGTTGCGATTGATGGTCTAAATGGTGTCGATTGCACAACAAATATCACTCGTCCTTTTGGATTTGCGCGTTGTACGGTATCAACAAATTCTTGATAATCTTGATCGGTCTCACCGGGGAAATTGACGATGTTATAAACCATCAAAGTTGTTGCCTTCTCCTCAGAAAACGATCCCATATTTTCTATTCCGGCGACAATGTCGTCATTGCTGATCCGTTTTCCGTACAAATAGCGGATGCGCTCAGAGAATCCGTCGATAGCGACGCGCACACGACCGGCTTTTTTTCCCCACGTTAATAACTGGTCCCAGGTGACCTCGGGCGTACCGCCACCGGTTAAACTGTTCTGCACATAAGCGCCTTTGGCATAAGAAGCATCACTGCCTTGATGTTTTCGCGCATAAGTATAGTGACAAAATTTGCACTTGAGCGGGCAGCCGGTAAATTCCTCCATGAATCCATCAACAGTATGTGGGTACATGGTCCCCTGGTAAATTGTGACCGGATTAAATTGTGCTATATCTAGCAAACTGTCATGCTGGGGACGATTACCATTGCTCATTGCATTGATAATATCGACTACCCATTCGTGGGCACGACCAAATGCGCAGTAGTCTACATAGCGACGGATTGCTGTTGGATTCTGCATGCCAAATCCACCCGCGAGCACTTGGAATTTACGATTACCAGGCTGCCAGGTTGGCAATAATGAGACTGCCGATAGAAGCGCAAAAATATCGTGGGTGCTAGTTAATGATATAAGCACTATATCTGCATCAATATGCGCAGACTCAGGTGTTACATAGCCTATTGGGATTCCGGCCCTTTGTAAGGTATCAGCAATGACCTTTGCGCCGATATTATCGTTACCGTCGAATGAGTTATCTTCACGCCGTTGATTTTTTGGGTAATAGACCAGGAAAGCAACGCGGATCATTTAAACTTTGTACCGCATTTTGGACATAGGTTTAATTCTTTTTGATCTTGATCTTGTTTTAACTTAATTTCGTCCATGCCTAAATCATCATTATAAATAAGCAAATCGTTCAATTTTTTTTCGCTAAATCCAATAACTTCCATGTTAAATTCAAAATTATTTAAAAAATCAAGCTCTGATTTTAGGATGTCTTCGTCCCAACCTGACTCTAACGCTATTTGATTATCCGCGATGACCAGAGCGCGTTTCTGCTCATTTGATAAATGCGATACGTCTATCGCTGGTATTGAGTCAATACCTAATTTTTTAGCTGCCATTGTCCGACCATGACCAGCCACGATTACCATATCGCTGTCGATGAGTATGGGATTAGTCCAGCCAAATTCGGTTATGCTGGCTGCTATTTTGGCTATTTGCTTATCTGAGTGCGTCCTGCTGTTGTGAGGATTGGGTATTAACCAATCAACTTTTACTGTGATTATTTTTTTTTGCATATTTAAAAATTATCGAAATCGTCAAATAAATCATTCTGCCCGGATTGCATACCGCGTTCAGCGGCCGGCGCCAAGCCAAACTCGCCAACCAATGATCGCCATTTTCGCCAGTCGTCGTTAAGTTGGGCGACTTCAGGGCGGCTTTTATATTGCTGGCCATTGCGACCAGTCGTTATGTATACCCAATCATTTTCATCTAGCTGTTTACGAGCATCAGCTAAACGGCGGACTACTCGGCAATACTCGCACATAGCGTCGACAAAATGCGGTTTAAGCCTGCCCAACATTACGAGATAAGGAGCTATACGATCCCAGATGCGCAACTCTGATTCACTCAAATCATCCACTGGACGCAATTCATTTGCCCGCGCGAAATGCACCGATTGCGGCTCAGCGTGTAGCGGCAAAGCCGCAAATTTTCCGTCAGCAGTAACCAATTGTGGCTTTCTACCTTGTGCCATAATAATCAACCAATGGGCTTTTTCTATTTAATTTCAAAAACGCAAAAACAAAGTGGGGGCAACGCAAAGGAGGTTAAAAGGTGTAGACATTTCACCCGCACCCGGTCCTAATCGCTAATTCGTCGCGCCTGGTTTTAGCGCTATGGCAGCTTGAGCACAGCGATTGCGTGTTGTCCAAATCAAGCGCCGATCCACCATGCTCAATCGGGATAATATGATCGACGACCGCAGCCTCGACAAACCTCCCAGCCAACCTGCACTGCCTACACAACGGCTCTATCTTTAGCCGTTGCGACCTGACCGACTTCCAGGCCGATCGCTGATAAAACCGATTGCGCTCTTTGTAATCGACGTCGACAACTGCCTTTTGCGCCCTAAATGATTCCCGCCGATGCTGATCGCAAAAACCCGGCGAACTTAGCAATATTCGACAACCCGAATGACGGCACGCCGTCTTAGCCCTTACAGGCATTACCGAGACCCTTTGAACTCAGACACAACCTTAGTCAATTCCCGGATGACTGCGTTTGTCTCTTGCTGCCTATCGTCCATCACTTGCACGCTGTGCGAATAAAAATCCTTCCACTCCCTGCTTTGTCCGTTTATTTGAGCGATCAATAACTCTCGCTCGGATCGATGCTCCCTAACTACATACACAATAAACGCAAACAACGCTGCGATAACCAATCCACCTAATCCAAATTGAGCCCACTCGCTGGCATTAGTTACAGCGACATCGTTTACCGGCATAGTATTTCCTTCAGGCGTAAAAAAACCCTATCAACCAATGATTGATAGGGTTACTCTGTATTGTGGGAAATTACACCATCAAATCGTTGCGGTTGCAATAGGTTTTTCTCTGTAATTTTTATTAAGAGACGATAATACTTTATAATCAAGTTCTTGCACATAATCGTAACATTGCTGATAACGCCCGCGCCAAACCCTGACGTAATTGCTCTTATCGACGCCAATCGCCTCAGCAATTGAGGCCGTCGACAGCTTACCAATTCCCGACCCATGACAGCATCCACAGACCTTACCGCCCACAAACTTATTGCCATGACAGCGCCGGCACTGATTAGGCCTGACCGCCTCAAATACCGCAATAGCCGCCATATTCAACACGCATGGCCGCCCCCTAACAATCCTCCAACCCTCGTTGACAGCCACACCAACCGCCCACACCCTAACTTGAGCCAATAACATCCGTTCCGCCTGCTCATCGCCTAAATACTTCGCGAGAGCAAAATTCATGGTCTGATTATCAAGACCTGCCAACAAGCCAGCCACCTCAACACCCGCCAACCGATCGCCGCTAGACGACCGTCCGCCGACAGCATGGTATCGGGTAGACCCCGCGCACAACAACGCCAATACCTCAATATTCGCCATCACACCCCCCCTAATAATCCGCGCAACTTCGACAACTCCGCGCGGCCAGCCACCGCCGGCACAGGCTTATCCTGGGCCGCAGGCAAAACCGGCCGAATCCCCTTTTTCTGCAAATAGGCAAGCCCTGACTCCGTCGGCCTGTAGCACAGCGCATCCCGGCCCGTCACCCGGCACACACGATCAGGCAACGCCAACACATACCCCAGTTTGACCAAATCGTTCGCCCGCTTTTGCGCGTTAGCGTACTTCTCGCCCTCCCAGCGCAGCACCTCGACCGCCACCTCTTTCGCCGTGAAACCGGCATGACCCACCCATCCAGCCAACAACACATCCCGCTGGATATACCGGCTACCCCGCCGAGAAATCTCAACAACACCGCTCGAACTACTCACGACAACCCCCGTTTCCAATCGTCATACTGCACCTGACATACTGACCGTAACCGATTGCGCAAGGCCCGATAATCCTCTCCGACCCGCGCATCACCATAGCCCCATTTCCTAGACCACGCCACCAGCTCCACATCGTCCCTAGGCACCCGAAACCGCTCTGGCACATGCTCGTAATTCTTCGCCTTCACCGGCCTTTCACTGGACGGCTTGCCCGCCACGCCTTGGCGGATATTACCCACCAGATACGCCACCAGCTTTTGCGTCCAGCCCGCTTGCGAATACCGACGCTCAGGCACCGACAGCCAGTAACTCACAAACAACCCAAGCCACGACGGATCAAGCTGATCCATCCGCACACCGCACCGCCCCAACAACGCAGCCAAGGTATCGCACGGTTCCCAGTTGACAAACATCGAAAATTCGTCTATTAGCGCAGGCGTATTATTATTAATATTATTATTTAATGTTCTGGGGACTGGCTCCGAATTTAACTGAGGACTGCTTTTATTTTTAACATACAAGTTGTTGAAAATTCTATCGAAAACGCATTTATAAACGGATAACTGCTCTGGGGTCTTACTGGGGTCTGTTTTTTGGTCGCAATAACCCAAACCCAAAAACGCCGCCCAAAAAACGCGGCGCACCACCAACTGCTTATCCTGCTCATTCGTTTTCGCCGCCTGCAACAAGCCAGCAGCAACCAACCGCCTAACCGACTCACGCGCCCCGCACATCGTCACCACCCGCAACGTTTCCTTGCGCCGTCGCTCGCCATTACGCTCAGACAAATCCAGCGCCATGCCGCCGTAAGACACCTTTACGCTACTCCCAATCACCCCCGAATCAATATCCATCCGCTCGGCCAAATAATAAAACACCTCCCGATCCAAAGGCTGCATATCCCGCAATACCGCCAACTCATCAGGCAACACCACCAACATCAATAGTCTCCCGCCAAATCACGGAACCGCGTATGCTCACCATCGAACGCTAACCTAATCGTCCCCAGCGGCCCGTTACGCTGCTTGCACACAATCACCTCGGCAATATCCTTATCCGGCGTATCCTCGTTGTACACCTCATCTCGATACAACATCAGCACCACATCCGCATCCTGCTCAATACTGCCCGAGTCGCGTAAATCCGCCGATACCGGCCGCTTATTCGGCCTACGCTCCAACTCCCTATTTAGCTGACTAAGCAACAAAATCGGAATATTCAGCTCCTTAGCAAACCGCTTCAAAGACCGAGTAATATCCTCAATCTCCGCATTACGGTTCGCTCCCCGATCCCGGTCAGAACCCATCAACTGCAAATAATCGATACAAATCGCCCCAAGGCCAGCCGGATGCGACTCGCGCAACTCCGCCATCAACTGCACACAGCGTGAACGCACAGCCGACACCGTCAACCCCGGCGTATCGTCCACATACAAGGGATCATCCATCACCCTCTGACAGCCAGCAGTAATCCTAGCCCACTCATCATCGCCCAAGCGCCAACTTTCACGCACCCGCTTAAGGCTGACATGCGAAACCGACGACAACAAGCGCTGCCCGATTTGCCACGCCTGCATCTCCATCGAAAAAAACGCCACCACCTGGCCTGATTTCGCCAAGTGCTCGGCAATATTCAACACAAACGCCGTTTTACCCATCGACGGCCGCGCCGCAATCACCACCAAATCCCCTCCGCCAAACCCCGACGTCAACTGATCGAGGTCCTTAAAACCGCATGCCGCCCCCGCCAACTGCCCATCGCGATCAAACGCGGCCTCCATGCGCTCCAACACCTCGCCCATCACCTCCCGGCAACTGACCAACCCCCGCTCGCCCCGGCTCAACTGCCGACCCAAATCCACCGCCGACTGCTCCACCAACGCCACCAGCTCCCGCGCCGACAACGCCCCGGCCAAAGCCTGATCCATCAACGCCCGGCCCTGCACCAACACCTGCCGGGCAATCGACTTATCCTTAACAATTGCCGCGTAACTGCCGATATTCGCCACGCTGGGTGTATCCCTCGCCAGCTGTCCGATATACGCCAAGCCGCCCACCGTCTCGGCATGGCCCTTGCTGATCAAAAACTCATGCACCGTCAGCACATCCACCGCCTGACCATCGGCCAGCATCGCCGCCAGCGCCCGGAACAACACCTGATGCGGCTTGGTGTAAAAGTCAGAAAAACGCAACACCGCCTGCACCGCCGGCCACGCCGAATTATCCAACAGCACGCCGCCCAATACCGACTGCTCGGCGGCCAGTGAATGCGGAGGCACCAGCGCCGTCATGCGCCATCCCCAATCCGGTCCAGGCTGCGCGCGACCGCCGTCTTTGTACTCACACCGATACTCCAACCGTCATAAAACATCATCCTCAATCCCCGCCAATACCGCATCCACGAACAACACCAACCCATAGTGCAGCCATCCGACTAACACGGTCAACCATGCCGCCGCCAGCAACACCCATGCCAGTGCGATGCCCCGCTTAATAGTCACGGCGCAACCTCACCTTAGCCGCTGCCGGACGCATGGCCTTAACGCTATCTATCGACACCACCTGCACCACCAGCACCGCGCACAACACCGTCATCGACAACCGCACCATGCCGCGCGCAACTGCCTTGCTGATAGCCGCGCACCGCGCGTTAAGCCGAGCCTCGCGCACGTCCAATTTAAGATAAATCCGGTCCAGATGATCCCGTACCGTCTCCACGCTAATCGCCAGCTCAGCGGCAATCGCCTTGTTGCAATAACCCTTACACAGCAACACAAACGCCGCTCCCTCGCGCGGCGTTAAATCGTCCCGCCTGACCAACTCCACCCCAATGCTCATCAATCCCCCTAACCGGCTACCTCGTCTGGCCGATACCACGGCTCAAAAAATCAGCCTACAATTAAAAAAAGCCCGCCGTAGCGGGCGCTGAAGTCACACAGGAGGTAGGCTGTGTTCAAAAATTAGTGGCCGGAACCGCCGGCCTCGGCAGCCGCATCGGTGCGGCGTTACTCGGTGCAGTTACTTTCTGGCTGCTCTGTACCAAAAATATCAGGCCTCAACACATCCAGAGGAATATCAAATTTTTTGGATACTTTTACGCAATCTTTAGGCGGCAGCTTTCTAACGCCGTTTCTGATATGCGACGCAAAACCTGGCGTTACACCAAGGAAAGTAGCCAGCTCTTTGTTTTTGACGTTTTTAATCATGCCTAAAATATATCAACAGCTATATCTCAAGTCAATAGCATTTGATTATTGTCTTTTGTTTATCATTTGCTAAAGTCGCCAAATGAAATCTATGCAAACCATAAGAATTGAAAATTTAAAAGCAATTGCAAACACATACGAAAGTCAAAAAGAACTGGCTGACGACCTGGATTACACACCTGGCTACATCAATCATTTGCTAGTAGGACACAGGAACATTGGAGAGAAAGTCGCCAGAAAAATAGAAGCCTCCTTGAGAAAACCTCATGGCTGGCTTGATGTGGATAGAAGCGAAGCGCAAAAACCCGCCAGCAACGCCGAATGGCTGGGTGGATTAGACCTATGGGACGAACACACACCATTGGATTATGACGAAGTCGCGCTGCCGTTTTTACGAGAGGTCAAGCTATCAGCAGGCATTGGGTCATCCGAAGTCCAAGAAAACCACGGTTGCAAACTGCGCTTTGCCCGCTCCACATTGAAGCGCCAAGGCGTGCAAACCGAGCGCGCCTATTGCGTGACGGTGAAGGGTAACAGCATGGAACCGGTATTGCCAGACGGCTGCACCGTCGGCATCGACACCGGAAAAAAAGACGTGGTCAACGGTGACTGGTACGCCATCGACCACCACGGTGAGCTGAGGATTAAAATGATGTATCGGCTGCCCGGCGGCGGCTACCGCCTGCGCAGCTTCAACAGCGACGAATACCCGGATGAATATCCGGTATCGGAACAAGAACTACGGGTGCTCGGCCGGGTGTTTTGGTGGTCGGGGCTACGATAGGTGACAAAAATTGATGAGGTAACGCGTGACGCAATTCGACAACAATAACCAACCTGAACCCGGCATCCATTGGGCCAACAACAAAATTAAAGCCGCCAATACCTTAATGGGTATTTTACTGGGAATAACCGCAGACAACTATGTCAGTGACGAAGAAATCCATTTCCTTAATCTCTGGTTGCTGGACAACGAAGCACATACCAACACATTCCCTTTAAACGTCATTAAAAATCGCGTGGACAGTATTTTAGCCGATGGCATCATTACTGAAGATGAGCGTGCCCACTTGCATCAAACGCTGCTGGATATAACCGGTAACGACTATCATCAAACCGGATCAGCCAGCGGTGGGACTTTTAAGTTTATGGCCGATAATCCGAACCATGTCGTTATTAGCAACTCAACATTTTGTCTAACCGGCGAATTTTTTGCCGGAACCCGAAAATCCTGCGAACAAGCCATCAAAAAATTTGGCGGCATAGCGACTAAAAATGTCACCAAAAAAACCGATTATTTAGTCATCGGCTCCGGGGCAAGCCGGGATTGGATCACCCAAAACTACGGTACCAAAATAGAGAAGGCTTACCACTACCGGGAAAATGGCATAGCGATACAAATCATAACCGAAGAAACGTTCTTAAATTTCATTACAATTTAACCGAAAATTTATGAACGTTATGGATACCGCCACTGTTCGCGATTTGCTTGATAACAAAAAACTAAAAATCATTATTGATTCGCCAGACAACACCTATTGTTTTGAATATTTCTCGACAATATCGATAGACAGATGGACAAAAGAGAGAAGATTGGTACGCACATATCGGCTTATTGATAAAAATAGCAGCCAAATAATAAGCGAACCGTGGGATGCTTATGATTTAGACAAACAAACCGTATTGGTAAACAACCTAATCGCCTTAAGCCGTTACCAAATCACCAAAATCACTGGCGGGTGGCAAGCCACCTGTCCATCATGCGGACAAGTCACACGACATGGACATTGGCAAAACCCGCCTTCAAAATGCCATCCAGAGCCAAAGTCAACAAAGAAATGTCAATATCTATTCAAACTAACGGATATTAATGAAATTATTTATAACGAGTACCTACATCCTAAACTTTAGAAAAAAGGGTAAATGGAAGGATAAATTATTAGTTTTAGCATCGATTGTCATGCTGAGCGGCTGCGCCAGCATCATCAGCGAATCAAGCTCGCCGGTAGTCATCACCAGTACGCCGGATAAAGCGGATTTTGTCATTATCGACAACGCCGGTAAGTCAATCCACAGCGGTGTTACGCCTCAGACGGTCACGTTGGATACCGGAGGTGGCTACTTCAAACCGGGGCGATATAATATCGACTACAAAAAACCGGGATACCAAGCCGCTACAACGCCGCTAAATGCGGGCATTAATGGCTGGTATTTCGGCAATATTCTTTTAGGTGGATTGATTGGCATGTTGATTATCGATCCGGCAACAGGAGCGATGTGGAAGTTGCCGCCAACAAACTCAACATCATTAACGGCGCAGCCTGGAACGTCTTCAACGCAGACGGAAAAGCCGCTGTCGATTATTCATTACGATTAACATTATATAATTCGATTTAAGATAAAAACCCGCTACGGCGGGTTTTTTATTGCCACGCTAAAAAATCGCTACCAGAAACTTTGTGTCTAATAAATATATCAGTTGATATTTACTTTATTTTTACTGTTTGATATATTTGTACGCTACAAATAACCGGAGACTATCATGCTAATCGCCGCAAAATGCCAAAAAATACTCGGTAACCCCATCATAGAAAAAGACATGGTGCTATGGGATGTACCGGTCGTGCTGGAAATCGGCGTAATCCCCAAGCGCATCTACTGCAACAAACGCCTAATCCAGCCGCTAACCAACGCCTTCGCCGCCCTAATCAAAACCGGCAGCATTAAAGAGCTGAAAACCTGGGATGGTTGCTTCAACATCCGCAAAAAAAAGGGCGGTCAGACAGCCAGCCTGCACAGCTGGGGCTTAGCCATCGATGTCAATGCCTCATGGAACCAGTTTGGCTGTGTACCCAACCTGTCCCCAAAGTTCGTTAAATGCTTCACCGACAACGGTTTCGATTGGGGCGGCACTTGGAGCAAACCCGACGGCATGCACTTCCAGCTTAAAGACATTGAGTAAAGCAACCATGCAGATAAAAATCCCCAAAAAATACAGCCTATTTCATGCCGCATCGGTTAGGAAAAAATCACTCTTTAGCTGGAGAAAAAAATGAACCTAAAAGACTTCATCGACCCAACCAGTATCCGAAAATATCTCAGAAACCCTTTTTGCCTAGACGACAAAACTATCGCCTGCAATGGACATATCCTACTGTGCATACCGCGCGACAACACCTACCCGGAATTATCTCAAGATATGACATCGATAATTAGTGGAATAAAAGCGATTTTGGGTAAATTCGAAGACCCTGATTTATCTTTTATAAATTTTCCTAAATTGCAATGGCCTGAACGCATTCAGTGCCTAATTTGCTCAGGTGAAAAAAAATTAACCGTAAAAGAATGCCCGGAATGCGCCGGATCAGGCGAGGCATACGCGGAAAATGGTTACAATAATTATTATGTCCCCTGCAAAACCTGCGACGAAGAAGGCGAGCTAAAAACACCTGGCGGTAACGACGATTGCTATATCTGTCGCGGACTAGGGACTATGTACCCACCAGATGAAACAATAATAATTGACGGACTAAGATTGAGCGCAAATTATTTATCCCTTATCGCCAACGAAGCCGACATCGAAATTTGCGCGATAAAAGAAAAGCATCAGCTCTTGTTCAGATCCGGCGTTGCCATTGGGTGCATAATGGGATGTAAGCATTAATGATGCAACTGATCCAAGAAACTGAACTGATGGAATGGAGCGGCTACAAGCACCGCGACGCCTTGGTCAACTGGCTGCGCCATCACGGCATCCCCTACATCCTGGGTAACAAGGGCCGCGTTTGCGTCACCTCGGATGCCGTCAACCTGCCATTGCTCACTATCCAAACTGTTGCCAATAACGACGACATAGAATTCTGATGGCCAGAAAACGCACCTCATCACAACACCACGCCCTGCCGAAATACGTCTACATCCGCCGGGGCTGGTATATTTACCGGCCCCATCTAGGCCAAGGCAAACTCGGCAAGGACGTTAAACTCTGCCCGGAAACCGCCCAGCTATCCGAAGTCTGGAAACGCTACGAATCGCTCACCTGCGCCAGCGCACCGCGCAAAACCCTAGACTGGCTATTCGGCGAGTATTTGGCATCCGCGCAACATGCGCAAAAAGCCGTCAAAACCCGCAAGGAATACGAAAAAAACGCCGCCCGGCTCAGCAAAACCGCCACCAAAAGCGGCACGCTATTCGGCCAGCTCGACGCCGAACGCATCACCCCCGGCGTTGTCCGCAAATACATCGACGCCCGAGGCGACAAAACTGTCGCCGCTAACCGCGAAATCGCCTTCCTGTCGGTGTGCTTCTCTTGGGCGGTCGAACGCGACCTGCTAAAAACCAACCCCTGCAAGGACGTGCGCCGCAACAGCGAAAAGGCCAGAACGCGCTACGTCACCGATAACGAATACGCCGCCGTCTACCACTTGGCCGACGGCTGGATGCACGTCCAATGCGCAATGGAATTTGCTTATCTGTGCCGGATGCGATTGTGCGAGGTACTGGACTTGAGGCAATCGCACATCACCGACACCGGCCTGATAATCCGCCGGCGCAAAGGCAGCCGAGACAACATTACCACCTGGACGCCGCGATTGAGAGCCGTAATTATCCGTACCGCCACCCTGCCCACGCCGGCGATTAAAACCGGAGATTTTTATTTGGTACGAGGACAAAAAGGCGACCGACTAACTGAAAGCGGCTTTGAGACCTTATGGCAGCGGCTAATGGCCAAGGCAGTAGCATCCGGCATCGAGCGATTCACCTTCCATGACCTGAAAGCCAAAGGCGTATCCGACACCGAAGGCGACAAACAGAAAGCCAGCGGCCATAAAAGCCCGCAAATGGTTGCCGTTTACGACAGGAAATTGCATGAAGTTGCTCCCGCGGGCAACTCGGATGAGCATTGATGCAATCGCTAACGCCGTGTTAAGCGGGAAGCCGCCTCACACGTAACTTTAACCGCTCAAATGCCCTCTGGAATGATGGGATGACATAACAAATAAGAGGTGTTTATGGGCTGGAAATGTCCTATTTGCTTAAAAGATTTCGGCCGTGACAAAAAATCTCAACAGGAGCATCTGGAGAAAGAGCACAGAGGAATCGGAGCCGAAATTGAAAAAACGTTATCAAAAATGACGCAGCCCTGCCGGGAGAAAAACTTGATAAATAATAAGAATCACGATCCGGCAGGTCCGGATTAACACGCAAATTTAAGCAAAATAAATTTGATATTGTGAACAATTGCAGTCAATCATAGATAACCATAACAAAAACGAGAGAGGCGTTACAATCTCCAAATCTGGGTTGACTAACGCATTGCTATCTAATGAATATGTCATATTAGTTGACGAAAAACCACTAAACAATGCCGTGCGTGGCTTTATTCAATTGCGCGCGACCAAAAAAGGGATTGATGCGTGTGCTTAACGCAGAGCTAACAGGGCGCGGCCCGTAAGGTTGAAATATGAACGAAGATTGTAACTGCGCTCCGGTTTAGCGCCCTGTTAGGCTTGATAATTGCAGCGGCGTTGAAAGCAGAAACGCACGGGAACGGGGTTAAAGCCCAACTGGAAACAGAGCTTATGCGGAACGGTGCATAAGTGGCCTGGATGGGGCATGTAGAGTGTCTGACCTATCCGTGACAGGACGGGAAGCTGTGATTTAAACAGTCCATCTAGCTGGAGTAGCGGCCAGCCTGCAACTATAAAGCCTAACGCCTAGTTAAGGTGACCGCCAGACACCGGACTATGAAAGCACGGCGAATTTTAAACAACACAAGCGACAAACCGCGCTCACCTAGGCGTGTTATGCCTCTGGCGGTTGATGGCGGTTGAAAATATTTTGAAAAAAGGCTTGACTGTAATTAGATTGACGGCTATACTGTAATCATGGTGAGGGATAAGCCCGAGCCGCTTACAGAGGATGAAAAATGAAAGCACTATTGATTGGCGAACAGTCTGCAGGCATGACGGCGGTTGAGATTTTCGACGGCGAAGACAACCTAGTCTGGGCGCACCGCTGGTTTGACAACGGGTGCAGCACGGCCGGTTATATCTCTGGCTTGTGCGATGCCTTTGACTGCATGCGCCAGTGCGCGGACGTGGCGATGTTCGACGGCGGCGAGACTGACGACGACGGCGACCCGGTAGCGATGGACACCGAATCCACGACTGGCGTGATGTTGGAGTACAGCACGGAGACCGGATGGAGCATCGGCGACGGTGCGCGGACTCTCGGGCAGAGCAGCGAGATTATCGACGCCTGCATGGTGGTCGGCTTGGTGGAGGCGGACGACGTCCACGAGGACCATGCAGACAGCGACGTGGTGGTGGCAATTGCCAATCACCTCAAGAGCGCGGAATGACCGCCGGAGGCAAGCGCGAAGGGGCCGGAAGGCCCCCGATCGACCCGCGCATGGTCAAGGTGCCGGTGGGGTACAAGCTGCCCCGCTGGCTGGTCGAGTGGTTGCGCGGCCAGGACGAGCCGGCGGCGCAACTGATCGAGGATGCACTCTGCCGGCGGCACAAGCTCAAGCCGCCGGGCGGGTGATGAAGAGGCATAACGCTTAGCTCAGGCGCGTAGCGTTAGCGGAGTCGCCTGGAGCGTTGGTTATGTTTTTACGTTGTAGACACTTATGAAAATGATTCATTTGGCTAAATCAGGCCCAATTTACCGCATCAGTCGTGGTAGATGGTGCCTATTTTTTGAAATGCACAGATACCTTGGCCCGATGCAAGTAGATGAAAATGGCGACCCAAAAAATGACGGAGTATTCCCGGGAAGAAGCCCATTTTGGGGGATGTACCAAAGCTGGATTGACGGTGGACGAAAATTAAATGGCAATAGATGCGTTATTTATCCAGAGGAAACATAACACCGAGCTAACCGGGCGCGGCCCGGAAAGCTGAGTAATGAAACCACATTATAACCGCGCTCCGGTTGAGCGCCCCATTAGGCTTAAATTTAGGAGAGTAGCATGACAACACCAAGTAAGTTAAAGCCCGGCCAACTGGTGCGGCGCAAGGGCGACAAAAATGCACCGATTTTTACTTTTGTTGCTCGCCACGGCAAAATCTCGCGCTGCCAATGCGACAAATATAAGGGCCTGGACGGGTCGGACGATCAGGGTTTTGTCGATGTGTCGGATTGGGATATGGCGCGTAAATATGAGCGCGTTTATCAACCTAACGCTTAAATGGGCGGGGTTAAGCACGGTAGATTTGCTACCAGAAAACGCAAAATCAGTTGCCGATAAAGCGCTCGCAGCCATGAGTGCGCATAACGCGAAAGTGAGCTGACTGCGCGGCTTTTCGCGCAGGTCAGCTCGACTGTTGGGTTCGGCGTCATGGTAACTGAGGAAGGAGAGCAACAGTGAAAGACAGGTTTGACAATGAGATACCTCTAACCGATGAGGAAGCGGAATTGCTTGCGGCAGTGAAGCTGCTTTTCGCTAGCAAAGGCGATTTCGGAAGCGGCGCGGATTTCAGGCAGGCATTCGTTGACGATGCGATGGACGGTTATTGCATGGCATGCGGACGCGGTGGGCCTGGGCAATGCTTCTGCACGCGAGACGACTAGTGACGCCGAACGCATAGTTCAGGCGACCGCCGGACGCTGGACTATGAAAGCACGGCGAATTTTAAACAACACAAGTGATAATCGCGCTACGGTCGGCGGGTCGCTTGCAACTAACTGTTAGGCCGGATCAATGAAAACTAAAATCCAGATAAAGCAAATTAGGTGGGGATACCAGAATGAACCACCAAACGGACTACCGAAATTACTTGCACAAGAAGTTATCGAAACACCAGCAAAGCAAGGCGCCGTAAAAATGGAAAATATTGAGCGCCTTATCCGTGAAAAACGCCCACCAACGGGATATGCATTGCATTGGACGTGCCTAAATGCGCCGCCAAAGAGATGGAAAAAAGAAGCTAGGGCAAAAGTTAGAGTAAACAAAATGATTTCCAGGATTAGAAAAAAATACCCTCTATTTGATGACGAATTTATAACCAGAGAATTGGAGAACGACCCTGCGTATTATGCGGGCGAACAACCAGAAGAGCAGCGGAATTTTATAGCTGAAAGTGATGCTGCAGACATCCAAGCGTTTCAGGATGCAAAAAATAACATTGGACTTAAAATAATGCACCAGTGGTGGAATGATGCCTAACGCCTAGATAGCCGACAGCAGTAGCGGAAAACGAAAAAATTACCTTATTAGGATGGATAAACATAATGAAAACAAAAGGCAAAAGAAAGGCGGCCGAGAAACGTAGGCTTCGCAGAGATGAAAAATTAAGCGACGTTTTTACTGACAAGATGCGTGGTAAAGCTTGTCGTAGAGGTTGGGGAGAAGGAATTTCCGCCTAACGCAGAGCTAACCAGCCCGCCGACGTAAGGCCAAGCAATAAATCCGCCGACGGTCGGCGGGTCTGGTTAAGCGACGGGTTAGAACGCGATTAACAGGATACTAAATGATTAATAAAAAGCGAATTAATGAAGAGGCGAATGCGTTTTTTGAGTGGCCTAACCACGACAAAACGTATGTAACCACAACCAGCATGTTGATTTTTGTAAATATGATTGCAGAAATGGTTAGAGCTGAAGAGCGCGAGGAGTGCGCCAAAGCAGCAGAGGGATTCGCCGACAACAGCGACGATCGCAAGTGGGTGTCAGGGAGCTTGTACGACACTTTGCGTCGGGAAACGGCGGCATCCATTCGCAAGCGCTCTAACGCCTGAGCTAACAGGGCGCGGCCCTGAAAGCTGAGCAACACTACCGCACTATCCCCGCGCTCCTGTTGAGCGCAGGGTTAGGCATTAATAGGTATTGATAATGAGCAATCATAAGGCATTTGAAAGATCGTATAGAGACACAACGCCGGTTAATGGGGTAAAAACCAAAGAAATGTCATGTCCAACAAAAATTAGCCGAATCCATGGCGACATAACGCTAAATTGCGATCTATGTGGAATTTCATACGAAACGTATGCCTGTTGGGCAAAGCGCACAAATAATCATTATTGCTCTAGGGCATGTGCGTCAGCGGCAAAAGAATTTAAGATTAAAAAATCCTGTATTGTTTGTGGAACTGAGTTCGACGTGACTCTAACTCAAGCAAAACGAATTTGTACCTGCTCAAGAAAGTGCTTGAAAAAGAGAAGAAGCGACTTATTACTTGAGCAATCAAAAAATATGGAAGAGTCTCCAATTTTTAATTACGGAGATCATGAAAAGGGAGAGCAAATCGGAAAAAAATTAGACGCCGATAAAATAAGACTTATTAGATCCGATAATCGCTCTCAGCGCTTAATAGCAGAATATTTTGGCATATCTCAAAGCATGGTTAGCTCCATAAAAGCTAAACGATCATGGGCGCATATTGATGATGCCTAACGCTACGGTAAGAGGCGCGCCGCCTACAGGACTTGAGCGAAACCCCAAACCTTGATTAAAAACTGAACTTCAAAACCGCCACCGGGCGGCGCGTCCCTTTGACCGACTTGTTGGGCTTGAT